AGAGTAGATGAGGCACTACAATATTTTGCTCAATATCATTATGATGGTGTTGAAAAAATGTATTTAAAATATCAGATTACTGAAGCAGATATTACAAGAGCTCGTGCAAACACTACAACAACATCTGCTGATTCAGTAGACAGTTCTATTACTGGTAGTTTTAAAGAAGGTAATAATTTTATACCTATGCCTTCCTCTGTTGTATCTGTAGTTCAAATATTTAATTTTGATGAGGCTCAAACAAATAGTATGTTTGATATTCGTTATCAATTAAGATTAAATGACTTATATGATTTTTCATCAACATCAATTATACATTATGAAATGACTATGCAACAATTAGATATGTTATCACACATACTTACTGGTGAAGTTCCAATTCGTTTTAATCAACATCAAAATAGATTATACTTAGATATGAATTGGGAAGAAGTGACTGCAGATGAACATTTAATTATAGAATGTTATCGTAAAATAGACCCAGCAACATTTACAGATATCTTTGATGATATCTATTTAAAAAGATATGCAACAGCATTAATTAAAAAACAATGGGGAGCAAACCTCTCTAAATTTAACGGAGTAGCAACTTTAGGTGGGGTAACAATGAATGGTGAACAAATTTATTCTCAAGCAATCGAAGAAATACAAAGACTAGAGGAACAAATTCAATTATCTTTCGAAACACCTATAGACTACATGATAGGATAAGGTTATGGCAGTCAATAAGGCTTTTCATACAAGTAATAGTACGGCTATTACATCAGAAAAAAATCTGTATAGTGATTTAGTAAAAGAGGCTATACAAATTTTTGGTCATGATGTTTATTACATAGACAGAACAACTGTTGCTATTGATAATGTTTTAGGTGAAGATTCACTTAGTAAATTTACTACACAAGTTCCTATTGAAATGTATGTTGAAAATGCTGAAGGTGGATACGAAGGTGAAAAAGAATTGATGACACAATTCGGATTAGAAAACAGAAACGAATTAACCCTAGTAGTTCACAAAGATAGATTTCAAGATTTAACTAAACAAATACAAATAGAAAGTGATACAGATACTACAGGTGGTTCTATATTATTAGAATCTGGTACAATCGACCAATCAGAAGATGCATCTGTATTAGAAACTGTAACAACAGGTAGTGATTTTTATTTACTTACAGAAACAGATGCAGTAAGTACAGACAGACCATATGAGGGTGATTTAGTTTATCATCCCATACTAGGTAAAATATTTGAAGTTAGTTTTGTAGACCATGATGAACCATTTCATCAATTAGATAATAATCCAATTTATAAATTAAAATGTAAACAGTTTGAATATTCATCTGAAGCTCTTGACACAGGTATTACAACTATTGATAGTATAGAAGATTCTGAAAGTAGAAACACAAGAGATTTTGAATTTACATTAGAACAATCAACAGCTCAGAACGAAGAAATAAATATACAACATGCTAGAGGTAATTTTGGTTTACTACTTGAAGAAACTTCTGGTGATAATATAATTGGTGAAGATGATGAAACATCAGTAGGTACAAGTATACTATTAGAGAATGATGCTGATTCTGGTGACCCAGCATACCTACTAACAGAAGACTATATAGTAGGAGATTATGTGCAAGATAAAACAGCACAGAATGAATTATTTGATTCACTAGATGATAATGTATTAGACTTCTCAGAATCTAATCCATTTGGTGATGCAGGAGTATATGCATAATGTTAGGAAATAGACAATTTTATCACGAAACAGTTAGAAGTATTATTGTAGGGTTTGGTACTCTATTTAATGATATACATGTGGTTCGTAAAAACAATAGTGGTGTAGTTACACAATCTATGAAAGTACCTTTGGCATATGGGCCAAAGCAAAAATGGTTAACAAGACTTGACCAAGATGCAGGATTAGATAGTAAGGTTGCAATCACATTACCTAGATTAGGTTTTGAAATACAAAACTTAACATATGACCCAGCAAGAAAATTAAATCGTGTACAAAAATTTAAAAAAGTAAAATCAAGTGCAAGTAATGCTGATAAAATGGATTCACAATATATGCCTGTTCCTTATAATTTAAATATACAATTATATGCAATGGCAAAAAATTCTGATGATGCTTTACAAATGGTAGAACAAATACTTCCATATTTTCAACCAGACTATACTTTAACAATTAAAGACATGGAAGCCATGGGTATTGCAAGAGATATTCCTATTGTATTAAATAGTATTAATTACGAAGATAATTATCGTGGTGATTATACAGAAAGAAGAGCAATCATGTACACTTTAGATTTTACTACTAAGTTTTATCTATACGGCCCTGTCACATCTAGTAAAGTTATTAAGACTGTACAGGTTGACCAATATACAGATATGCCAAGTGCAGCTCCTAAGAGAGAACAAAGATATACTGCTACACCAAACCCAACATCTGCTGATGCTGATGATGATTTCGGATTTAATGAAACAACATCTTTTTATCAAGATGCTAAAAACTTTGACCCAGAAACAGGTGAAGATAAGTAATGAAAACTTTTAAAAAATTAAAAGAAGATATAGAAATTACCGATAAAACAGGTAAAGCTTTAGATGTTGCTCAAAGATATTATAAAACATATAAAAATACAAGAAGAAGTGCTCCAGAAATAATTAAAAAAGGTATAGGTAAATTTATACTAAAAGGAACAGATGAAGATTTAGTTGCTGATATATTAACTGATAAGTCTATAGACAGTTTAAAAAAAGTTAATGTCAAAGCTAAAAAGGTGAAATAGTTATGAGTAATAAAACAAAAGACATTCTAGATGAAATTCTAGATGTCGAAGAATCAACTGCAGAGCTTGTTGAAAAAAAACCAAATACTCTTACAGTTAAAAGAGATGATACCCTTGAAGATGTTGATACTGATTATAAATATCAGAGAGAGAACTTTTATAATCTAATTGAAAGGGGTCAAGATGCAATAGATGGTATACTAGATGTTGCCAAAAATTCAGACCACCCCAGAGCATTTGAAGTCGCAGGTAATCTTATTTCACAAGTTGCTGATGTAACAGAAAAACTTGGAAAGTTACAGTCGGCTATGAAAAGATTAAAAGAAGTTCCAAACAATGCACCAAAAAATGTAACGAATGCATTGTATGTAGGTTCTACTGCTGAACTACAGAAGTTACTAAAAAAAGATAAGGAGAAAAAATAATGGATTTATCTTTTATAACAGCAGACTTATTAAATGATATAAGTTGGTTTGATGGTATAATTTATATTATACTAGGTCTTGTAGTATATGCTGCAATAAGGTACATCAATAAAAAAATCTAATGGCTACCGATGTCAATCAATATCTAGGTAATCCGCTCCTAAAGAAAGCTAATGTTCCTGTAGAGTTTACAAAAGAACAGATACAAGAATATCAGAAATGTATGGATGACCCTATTTACTTTATACAAGAGCATATGAAAATTGTATCTCTTGATGAAGGTCTTGTGCCATTTAATATGTATGACTTTCAAAAGAACATGGTACAAACATTCCATGATAATCGTTTTACAATCTGTAAACTTCCTAGACAGTCTGGTAAGTCAACAACAATTATTGCATATCTTTTACATTATGTTTTATTTAATCCAAATGTAAATGTTGCTATACTTGCAAACAAATCATCTACTGCTAGAGATATACTAGGTAGATTACAATTAGGATATGAGAATCTTCCTAAGTGGTTACAACAAGGTGTTGTGTCATGGAACAAAGGAAGTTTAGATTTAGAGAATGGTTCAAGTATACTTGCAGCATCCACATCGGCAAGTGCAATTCGTGGTGGTTCTTATAACATCATATTCCTTGATGAGTTTGCATATGTACCAGCAACTTTGGCTGAAGAATTTTTTAGTTCTGTATATCCTACAATATCATCTGGTAAATCTACAAAGGTAATGATAGTATCTACCCCACATGGTATGAATATGTTTTATAAACTATGGACAGATGCACAAAGTAAAAAGAATGATTACATTCCATTAGAAGTACATTGGTCAGAAGTACCAGGTCGTGATGAAGTATGGAAAGAAGAAACAATACGAAACACATCACAGTCACAATTCAACTCAGAGTTTGAATGTGAGTTCTTAGGTTCTATTGATACACTAATTGCTCCACACAAATTAAAACAGATGCCTTACATTGACCCAATACAAAGTAATGCAGACTTAGATATATTTGAAAGACCAGACCCAAAGAAAACTTATTTTCTTACTGCAGATGTTTCAC